GTCCCGTGCTGTTAACACGGGTTACCGCCTGTGACCTGTCAAGGGACAGATCTAGAGAGATTATCAAGCCTCCCCATATGGGGACCTGGCACTCATCTCTTTCTCATATCATACACCAGTAGTAACTCCTAAATGCCCGGTTTGAGAAACGTGTCTTGGTAAGACCGTACCCATTCCTAGGAAGTTTAGGTTATCACTAAGAGGGCTAGCCCCCCAAACTTAAGTTAAAATCAAGCTGGGGTTATTATTAATATATGGGAATCGCTTTGGACATAGTAACAAGAAATCAGCTACTATAAATTATAACTTCCTAAAATCCACTCCAGCACTTAGTGTGCTAAAATGAATCCTCAGAGAGTACAAACAAATGGCAGGTGAATCTTGCTGTTCTGTCCAGAAGGATCATGTACTTTACCTTTGGGGCTGGATTGAAACCAGCCTGAAACACAAAGGACTAAGTCATACAATTCTCTCACTTAAGACAATGAGGAATTGCGTGACCAAGTACATCGCAGGGGAACCAGTTAAGGTTGTTGAAATAAGGCTAAGTTTAACTAAAGACGGGATACCAAAAGCCCTAGGACCTTTGGTACCGATCATTAGAAAACTTGAGCCTCAAGATTTAAGGATTGTTCTCACACTGTTATCCGTGGGTAAATTGTACCCCGGTGACGGTACTGTTAATACAAAATCAATAACAGATCCGTTTTCAGGAAGTATGTCTAAACTTCACGAATACGCATTGAGAGGGTCCTTCATTCTTGAGAACTTATTCAAGAACCAATTAACTCAATTGGATATTGAGCAATCTTCCAACTGGAATGCACCCCATCTATCAACAAAGAAGGGACCGATAGGTCATGCTCTTGGAACAAGCATGATAGAGTTAGGCCATCTCCCAGACAAGCTTCTTGTTCAGATAATAAAATTAGGAGGGTTGAAACTCCGAAATTATATACTGTCAATTATTAAAATGGCAAGAACTATCAGTAAATTTGAGAATAGTAAGAAACCAATTCCCAAAGTTTACAGAAAGTTGTCTATTGTTAAGGATAAAGAACTTAAGAATAGACCCATAGCAATATTTGATTATTGAAGTCAATCAGCCTTAAAACCCTTGCATGATTCAGTAATGAATCTTTTAAGGACTTTTAAGACCGATTTAACTTTCAATCAAGAAGGTTGTGAGGAGATACCTAGTCTTATCGGACCCCAGGCTAAGCTCTTCTCCCTTGATCTTTCATCCGCAACTGATCGTTTCCCGGTGGAATTCCAGGAAATAATAGTTTCGAGATTAATCGGTCAAGAGAGAGCTGAAGCATGAAGATACATAATGACTGAATTCCCATTCAACACCCCAGAGGGTGATAGTGTAAAGTATAACACTGGTCAACCTATGGGTGGGTATTCATCATGATGTATATTTACTTTGTGCCACCATCTTGTAGTCCAAATCGCCTATAACGAAGCGTATAATAGGAACTGATCACGAGGTGCAAGATCAGGGCTTCCTATTACACCTAAGTTATTCGAGGATTACAGAATACTTGGTGATGACATAGTAATATGAGACGAGATGGTTGCCAGATCCTACAAGTCTATAATGGCTGACCTCGGTGTGGAAATCTCTCCATTCAAATCGCATGAGTCTTATCATACGTTTGAAATGGCTAAGAGATGGTTCCACAAGGGGACAGAAATTACAGGCTTTCCATTAAACAATCTTTTAGAGGCAAAATCTAACCCGTGAGGGATAGGTAAAGCCCTATCTGATGGTATATGGAGAGGCTGGATAACCAAATCTAATCAGGGTGTTCCGGGTAACATATTAATAAGGAGATTACTATACTCTCTCGGATGATCCAAACGATCCATCAATAATCGAGAGGAGTCCGTGAGAGATAGTTTCCTTTTCTTTAACTTTTCTGTTACACGTAAGACCGATTGGGTAGGTGAACGGTCAGTACGAGAATTCGTAAGCCGCCACGGCCCGGGTCAAACAATGTATACTACACAGTCAGCTCGACAAGAGCTAGCTGAAGTAGTGAGAAGAATTAGAGTAAAAGGATTACTCTCCTTATTAAATAAGGGACAAGAGCTAATCGAGAAACGTAATACTGCGTTTGGAGATTATCTCAGATCCCTTAAGGATTGCGGGTTACCACCTACTGCCTTCTCGCTGATCGAGTCAATTCCCGTTTTCCAAGTCCTTGATAGGAATCAAGACTTGATAAAACAGGCCGTGATTGATCTGGAGGGTACTAACGAGGAATATGCATTATCTTTAGATGAAAGTCTATCGATTGGTGCAGACCTTGTAGTACCAGATCCAGACTACATCATGTCCGAGCGGAAGTCTCGATTAATAATCAAACAGAACGCAAAGACACTTGCCACCTTGTTGTGTGCCTTTGAGGATCCATTGATCATCATTGATGATGATGATCAAGACACCTGCATCGAGGATGATGAAGATTCCGAACCGGATAGTCTTTTCCAAGGACTATACGATGAGGAACCCGATTGGTCAGCGATGTAGCGGGACCCCACGAGAGTAATAATCAAACAGAA